AATCTTGCTGGTGTGGCAAATCGTCCTCCAGCCGTCCTCGTACCAAAAGGCCTGACGTTTACTACACAAATCGATGGCACTACATATACGTTTAGAACACTCGATGCATTCAATGCAAAAGATAACGGCAGTGGACTTTATAATCTTGAAACGACTGCAGGTTCATTCGATATTCCAGTACACGAAGGTATTGAAAAGACAAAGACATTCTTAGTAGGTGAAAAAACCGAGAGACAGATATATGTTATTCCTGATCAGAAGATGGATAAAGCCACTACAGTCATGCAAGTCTTTGATACTTCAAGTTCTTCAAACTTTGTCAGCTATTCACCAGTAAAAGATGCTGTTGTTATTACTCCTGAATCAGAGCTATACACAATACGAGAAGCTCCAAATGGGTTTTATGAAGTTAATTTTGGTGATGGCATTTCTTTTGGTAAATCACCAGATCCTGGAAATAAAATCGTTTTAAAGTATCTTTCTGTCAGTGGTCCTACTGCAAATGAAGGTACCGTCTTTTCGTCTACAAGCAATATTACAGTAAATGGTCAATCATATCCGGTTTCAGTAGTAACTGCGGCTGAGTCAACCGGTGGTGCAGAAAAACAATCAATAGATTCTATTAAGAACTTGGCTCCATTTGCATATGCTACACAACAGAGATTGGTTACATCACTCGATTATAAAGCTACGATACAAAGTAATTATACCGTGATTGAAGATGTGACAGTCTGGTCAGGTGATGAGAATGTACCAATTGATTATGGAAGAGCATATGTCTCTATTCTATATAAAACTGGTACTGCAACAAATACAAAAACAGAAACAGAGTCAAGCATCGTAAACAACTTTACCAAGAATCTATCTGTGATGTCAATTGCAACAAAGTTTGTAGATCCAATTACAGTGTTTATTGAATTGAATACAGTTTTTAATTTTGATCCTGCTCTTACTGGTAATACTCTAGCTTCTGTAGAAACAGATGTATTTAATTTTAAGAAAAACTTTTTTGCAAATAACCTTGAAAGATTTGAATCAGTATTTCGTAGATCGAATCTTTTGACCGAGGTAGATGCCTTAAGTCCAGCTATCTTATCATCAAGAACTGAAGTAAAATGTCAATTAAGATTTACTCCATCTGTTGGTGTTGCAACTTCACATAAGCTTGCATTCCCTATGAGAATTGCAGATCCAGATGATATTAACCATACTGTCATTTCAGATACATTCCAATTCCGTGGAGTTGTGGCACAATTAAGAAATAAACTTTCTGGTACTAAATTGCAAATATACGATTTGGCAGGAAATGTTTTACAAGATAACGTTGGTGAATATGATGCACCATCAGGAGTAGTAGATATAACTGGAATTAATCCAGAAGCTCTTATATTAGGTAGCACATACCTACGACTTTCTGTTGTACCAGAAAATCAAAGCTTTGTTAAACCTCTACGAAATTATGTATTGAAACTTGATTCAACCAACTCATCAACTTCAGCACTGATTGATAGACAGACCACTACATTGGAAGTCGATAACTAATGGCTAAAGAAGAAACCCTCAAACATTTTGATAGAATCGATATCAATTTTAGAAGAAGCTTGATAGAAGAGATCTTGCCTGAATATTTCAGGGAAGACTATCCTAATTTAATTGCATTTCTTGAGGGTTACTATGAATTCCAAGATTCTGATACTAATTTTGATGGAATGATTCATGAATTAAATACTATTCGAGAAACAGAAGATGCAAGTTTAGAAAGACTCGATCAGTTATTTGAAACTCTGGCACTTGGTGTATCTGGTGGTAATTTTTCATTTCCACGAGAAGCCATTCGAAACTTTGGAAATTTCTTTCGTGTAAAAGGTTCTCTTTTTTCTGGTGAAGGATTTTTCCGCGGATTCTTTGACGAAGAAGTTGAGATCATTTATCCAAAGAAATTTCTTTTTAATGTTGGAGAATCAGAACTTGGTGCAGAATACGGTAAGGTTATTCAAGATGGCGGTAAGTTCCAAGTATTCTCAATTTTAATTAAGTCACCGCTTTCGATTGGTGTATGGGAACAACTGTGGAGAAGATTTGTACATCCGACTGGTTTTTATCTTGCTAACGAAGTTGCAATCGAAGGTACTGACACAATTAATATTATTACAGATGAGTCTGTTCCAGATCCATTTAAAAATATTTTCTTTGTTATTGATAGCGCAGATGCAATTAGTAGTATCAATCCGCCACAAGCACAAGGTGATATATCACACCTAAATAATTACACCGCGCATGGAGCTAAATCTAATTTTGGCGCCAAGTTCCATATGAATGAACCGCAGTTTAGAACTAGTCCATATCGACTGACTGGATATTGGGCTGATTCAGCAATGGCTGCAACAGTTGGTGGAAAACAATACGCAACAATTAATGATGTTATGTTGCTTTATAAAGATCTGAAAGAATGGGCAGATTATGGACTCACATTTGATAACCTAGATTCTGCTGGAACAGGGATTAGGTATGATAATGCATTTGAAACATTCGATATGAGGTCCTACCCAACATATGATGCTGACTATGTAAGTCCTCAGAATTATGTAGCAATAGGTTATTTAACCTCAAATAAGCAGTATTAACATATATAAATAAGATTAATATTATTGCAGGATAGAAAATGGCAAGACAAAACATATTTACTGGAACAGTAGGCAACGATGGTACCGGAGATGATCTACGTACTGGCGCTACCAAAATTAATGCCAACTTTACTGAACTATATTCAAACATAACGGCTCTTTCACTGCAGCTTAATTTGCAAAGTGTTAATAGCAATGGTATTGGATTTGGTTTTGATGGCATTCTCTTTGATGGTGCTACTAAAGATTCGATGACAACTGTCACTCGATTAATTCCTGCTGATCCTTCTGGTATTAATAATATTACATTACAAGATAGCACAGGCACATTAGCCTTTATAACAGATATTAAGAAAGAAGCCGATCGCGATTATATTCTTGGAATTCGTGGAGGTACTACAAAGCTTCTCGACTCAGCTTCTGCAATTGATGCATTATTTGGTGCAGGTTTCTTAGATTCTGCTAGAGCAAATAGATTAAGTCTTGACTCTACTGATGTTACAGCATATATTGATTCTGCATATATACAATTTAGACAAAGCGGTGGCTTAGATTCAGCTCGTGCACTTGGTATGACACTACAAACATCGGTGCAAGTTGATTCTTCAATTGATTCAGCTGTTACACAATTTAAATTAGACAATGATATTGGAGTAAATCCAGTTGATACTACACTAGCTGCCTTAACAGCTCTATTGACTGGTGCAACAACAGATGTTACACCCGAAGATTCTGCTGGTGCAAACGGTGGTTCAGGTCCTGGTAATCTATACTTTACAACAGCAAGAGCCAACTCAGCAATTGATACTCGAGTAAATAAAACTTTTGTTGATGCACTTAATGTAGATGCTGATACTTTAGATGGAGTACAATATTCAACTATAGCATCAGCAATTTCGGCTTTACCAGATTCTGCTCAAGTAACAGGAATTGTTACTGCTATTAATGCATCGATTCCATACGATCTTGTACCTGACCAAAATGAAGTTCGTGATCTTGGTACATCAGCTAAAAAATGGAAAGACCTGCATCTTAGCGGAAGCACTATACATCTTGGATCATTAAGATTAACAGATAATAGTGGTAAGCTAAGTATTCCTGGAACTACATTCGGTATGGATTCAGGTCAACCCCTTTCCTTTGATTCTGCCGCAACTAGAACTATCAAATCTGGTAGTGATAGTAAAATAATTGTCAATGCAAATCAAATACACATGGCTGCATCATCAAATGCTGCTCATAATGGATGGAGAGTAACCACAAACACACCAGCTGGTGGAGCATTTACAGATTTAGGAAATAAAGGTTTACTTTTTGTACCACAAAATACTACGACAGAAAGAAATAATTATAAAAATAATGCTTTCTATAGTTCGCATTACAGAAAAGGTGCGATGCACTATAACTCAGTAACTAATGGATTTGAATTAGCCGATAGTGATGGATGGTTTTCAATTAATAGATCTGCTGTAAGTTCAGGTGCTGTACAATATCTTACTTTTGCCATTGATGGCGCGGTAAGTGGGGCTAGTAATCAAGATTTATTTACAACTAATGGAGCTTCTCCTCCAAACGGAATGTTAATGCCAGTTGCTGGCACAACTACTCATATTACGGCCAACTTTACATCATCATCATACGGTGGTAGCTCATCAACTTTCTTATTAGATATTGATATTAATGGCGTTACACAAACTTCAAAATCAATTGAAGTTACAGGAAATGGAACTCAAACTTTGAATCAAACAGCAGCTGTTTCATATAATGCAGGAGATAGAATTTCAGTAGCTTTAACCCAAGACGCAGGTCATACTTCAACAAACCTTCACGTATTACTTAGAATTCAGGAATCTTAATCATGCCAGCAATTGTAACCGATGCTCTTAGAACTCTTTTAGCTAGACAATTTTTTGATCAGTTTGCCCAAAATACTGCGAGATATTATATTGGTATTGGCAGATCAGAAATTTGGGATAGCGCTGATACAGTACCAACTCCGATTAACAGAGCGAGTGATGTTACTGGCGCAAGAAACCAAATGCAATCTGTCAAGAAAGTTCAAGCAACATCTCTTGTAGTTCCACGATATAATTGGTCAAACGGCACAATATATTCACAATTCGATAGTCAAGTTTCTGGCTATCCTGCTAATCCATATTATGTAATGAATGGTAATAACAATGTGTATATTTGTTTAGAAACTGGTAGAGATAATAGTGGAGTGGCAGTTGGATCTACTGTAGAACCAACAAGTGCAAACAATGATTCATTTAGATTATCAGATGGTTATGTTTGGAAATTTCTATTTACTGTTAGTGCATCAAGAGCAAACTCATTTATGTCATCTAACTTTTTACCAGTTAAAAAACAATTGCAAACTGATTCATCATCAACCGGTATTCAATTAAAACAAGAAGAAATACAAGATACTGCCAAAGTTGGTGCAGTAACATCAGTTATTATTACTTCAGTTGGTAGTGCATATACATCAAATCCAACAGTTAATATTCTTGGTTCTGGTACTGGAGCTCAAGCTATAGCTAGAATTGATTCAGCAACTGGCACACTAGCATGGATTAAAATGGCTGATAGCGGTACTACTCAAAAGTTAGGATTAGGTTATACTCGAGTTGAAGTTGAAATTACTGGTGGTGGAGGCGGTGGTGCTACTGCCCGCGCGGTTCTTGGTCCAGATTCCGGAATTGGTGCAGACTGTCGAGTTGATTTAAAATCTGCTGCTATTATGTTCCATTCTCGTATTGAAGGAACAGATAGTAACTTCATCACAGATCAAGACTTTAGACAAGTGACATTGGTCAAAGATATTAAAGATGATGCAGGTTCAGTATTTACAGCAACAACTGGTAATACTCTAAAAAGAATGAAGTTATCAAGCGTAGTACAAGCTTTTACTAAAGACAAAATTATCAGAGGTCAAATTACTTTGGCTGAAGCATACATTGATGATATAGATTCATCAGACATTTATTATCATCAAACTACAACAACTGGTTTTTCTGATTTCCAAGATGGGGAAGTTGTTAATGAAACAAATGGTGTAGGTACTGGAATTATTGATTCTGCTAAGATCAATCCAGAAGTTAATCCTAACACCGGTGATATATTATACATAGATAATAGAGCAGCTATCTTACGGTCGAATGTGCAAGCAGAAGACGTAAAAGTTATTTTACAGTTCTAAAGGATGAGCGATGCCTAATAATTTTACTAAAAATCTATTTGCAACAACATATAGAGATGACTTTAGAGATAGCGATCATTATCATCGCATACTTTTTAATAGCGGTAAGCAATTGCAAGCTCGTGAGCTTACGCAAATGCAAACTATTATCCAAAAAGAAGTTGAAAGATTCGGAAGAAATATATTTAAAGAAGGTGCTTCTGTTGTACCAGGAGGCATGTTTGTAAATAATAAATATGAATATGTAAAAATTGATGCAACTACTAGTCTGCCTTCTAGTACTACTTCAATGATTGACGATACATTTGTTGGTCAAACTTCAAATGTTAGTGTAAAAGTAATAGAAATTTTACCTGTTGATGCATTGACTAGTGATCCTGCTACTCTTTATATTCAATATATTAATCAAAGTTCAGGCACTATTGGCACTGCGCCAATACGATTGACTCCAGGAGAAAATATTGTTGGAACTAGTAGTGGTGTTACACTAAAAGTTCAAACCACAAATACGTCATCAAATAAAGCTGTAGGTAGAGGTACGCGGGCTTCGATGCAACGTGGTACGTTCTTTACTCAAGGACATTTTGTTCAAGCTGATGAACAATCAATCTTAGTTTCAAAATATGATTCTGCTCCAACAGAAAACGTAGGTTTTGTAGTCACACAAGATATTGTAACGGTTAGTGATACTTTAGCTCTTTATGATAATCAAACAGCTAATCCAAATCTAACTGCTCCAGGCGCGGATCGTTATAGAATTAGGTTAACATTGAAAAATGAGTCTGATAAAGATTCAGCTGATACATTTGTTTTCTTTGGAAAGATCCGTGATGGAGAATTAATTGAAGCAGTTAGTGGTACAAACGATTATAACAAAATCGCTGAATTTGATGCTCTTCGTGTAAAAGAAATTAATGGAGATTTTGTAAAAAAACCATTTAGAATTAATTATGATTCTTCGTCATATTCTAACTTTAATTTAAATGTTTCTCCAGGCACTGCTTATGTTGCTGGCTATAGAGCACACAGAGCGGATCCTACAGTAATTGAAGTACCGAAAGCTACTACATCTATTACTATAAATGCTGAACCTGTTGGCGCAGGTTTTGGCAACTTTGTTTTAGTTGATTCTATAAATGGATTACCAAATATAGAAACTTTTGATTTGCAAAATTTAAGAAGTGTTAGGTCGTATGGTGGTTCAACAATTGGTACTGCACGTGTTAAATCGGTAGAAGAAGACGGAGCTTTAACTCGCTTCTATCTGATGGACATTAAGATGAATGCAAGTCAAAACTTTAGAGACGTAGCATCAATTGGTACAGCCGCAAATTCATTTGCTAACTTACAACTTGAAAATACCATAGCAGTTATCAAAGATGCTGCTAATAATGATTTACTGTTTGACTTTCCAGAAAATAGAGTTAAGGCAACTTCTGATGTTACACTTACAACACAAAGAAGATTAACTGCAACTACTGATGGTAATGGTGATACTACTTTCCCTGCTCTAGCTAGTGGCGAAGTTTTTGCAAATGCAAATCAATGGGTATTTTCTGCAGTTGCTGGTGTTGCATTCACTCCAACTACTGTCACAGGTTCTGGAACACAATCAGCGTCAATAACTGGTGGACCTGCTAGTACAGCTATAGAAGCAATTGTGCAAGTACAAAAAGATGGTGTTACAAGAACCAAATCTCTTGCTACTCAAACAATGGCTGCAAGTATTACAAATCCTGGCGGTGGAGGACAACCATACATTAATTTAGGTAAAGCTGATATTTTTGAAGTACAAAGAATTCGTACAGTAGATTCTGATGGTAGTGATTTAAGAGCAGACTTTCTTGTTGATAATGGTCAAAGAGATAACTTCTATGAAACTGGTAAATTACTTTTAAAGACTACAGCAAAAACACCAGTTGGCAACGTGTACGTAAGATTTACATATTTTAATCACGGTGCTACTGGAGACTATTTTGATGCATCATCTTATACTGGTCAAGTCACATATGGTCAAATTCCTGATCACACAAAAGCTGATGGATCTGTAGTTTCATTAACAGATGTTTTAGATTTTAGATCTCGTAAAGATGATAACAATACTGGATTTGCTGCAGCAACTGCAAGAGTCAATGAAATTCCAGTAAATACTAGTCTAGTCACATTAGATACAGAATATTATTTGCCTAGATATGATAAATTAGTAATTGACCAACAAGGAATTATATCTGTAGTTCAAGGTACGCCTTCTTTAACACCAAAATTTGCAAATACTCCAGAACAAACTTTGGAATTATACCGTATCGAATTGAATGCTGGTTCAAAAAATGTAGATGATATGACAATGCGTAACATTGAAGCTAAAGGCTTTACAATGCGCGATATCCAAAAACTTGAAGATAGAGTTGATGATCTTGAAGAAGCTACTGCATTGAGTTTATTAGAAGTTGATGTACAAAACTTTTCAGTCTTTGATTCTTCAGGTACCGATAGAACAAAATCAGGATTTGTAGTTGATAATTTTTTAGATCACTCAGTATCATTTACAGCAAATTCAGAATATAAAGCATCAATTGATCCATCAGATAGAATTATGAGACCTACATTTAATGAAGAAAATGCTCGTCTAATTTATGATTCAGATTTATCAACAAATACAGTATTAAAAGGCGATAATGTTTATATTAAATACACAGAACAAAGTTATATTAATCAACCTGTAGTGTCACAAACTATTAACGTTAATCCATTCGCCGTTATTACTCACAGAGGTAATATGTTCCTTTCTCCTTCATCTGATGAATGGAAAGAAACTGTTTATATTGCACCAAGAATTATTCAAGGTGGAACAAGAATTGATAGAAGTCAAGCATTTAATTTCAACAACTGGAATTGGAATTGGGCTGGCAACCAAAGAGGCAGAGTGGTTGCACGAAGGCAAATGGGAAATATGGTTCATACTAATAGAGTAGTACGGGACGAAACTATTAGAGAGGTTATTGGAGATAGAGTAGTTAATGTTGCTATTATTCCATTTATGCGCTCGCGAATGGTTTTCTTCCAAGCTCAAGGATTGGGTCCTAATGTGCAAATGTGGCCATGGTTTGATGGTGTACCAGTAAACGATTGGGTTAAATCAGAAGCATTCCAAAGATTTGCTACTACATCAGATGAATATGGAAATAGATTAAATACTGCAACACAGCATCCTAATGGTCCATCAACACTTACTACTACTCCACAAGGTTTAGTAGAAGGATCTTTCTTTATCCCATCTACTCCAAATCTCAGATTTAGAACAGGTGAAAGAGAATTTAAACTATTAGATATTACAGCTAATAATGAAAAAGATGCTCTTTCTATTGCTAAGACAACATTTAGTGCAGCAGGTCTTATTGAAACTCGGCAGCGAGATATTCTCTCAACGCGATTTATTACAGTTCGTGGCCAACGAGATATGATCGATGACGGGCCAAGCGATCCACTAGCACAAACCTTTTATGTTGATAAAGTCGATGGAATATATGTTACAAGAATTAGGTTGTATTTTGCATCAAAATCTAATTCAATACCAGTACAAGTAGAATTAAGACCAGTAGAAAATGGTCATCCGTCATCGACTACTACTATTCCTGGTTCAGTTGTTTTTGTTAATCCAGGAAATGTGACAGTTAGTAATGATGCATCTGCTCCTACAGATTTTAGATTTGAAGAGCCTATTTTCTTAAATCCATATACTGAATATGCATTTATTGTTAAAGCAGAAACTACAGATTATAATGTGTATATTGCAGAAACCGAACAGTTTGTTTTGAATTCTACAGAAAAGAAAGTTACAAAGCAACCAACTCTTGGTTCTTTATTCTTATCACAGAATTCATCAACATGGGAACCTGCACAAACCAAAGATATGATGTTCCAAATCCATCAAGCACAATTTGATTTAGCTGGTGGTACGGCAGTACTAGAAAATGCTCCTATCTCTCGCAAATTAATGGATGAAAATCCACTTACATTTGATTCGGCAAGTAGCACTCTCATTGTAAATCAAAAGAATCATGGATTTATATCAGGTGATAATGTAAAAATTTATGGACTTGATTCAGGTACTGCATATGGTGGTGGATTAGTTGGTTCAGATATTCTTGGTTCTCGCACAGTAGTTGCAGTTGATGAAGATAACTTTACAATCACATTATCAAAAACAAATCCTAGTAGCGCATTTAACTTTGGTGGCACAGCAGTAATGTCAACTCGGAATATGATGTTTGAAACAGTAGTGCCATTCGTTGAGCCACTATTGCCAATTAGCACTGGAATGACAATAAGAGGTAAATTTACTTCTGGCAAATCGCTCGCTGGAACAGAAACGCCATATGCAAAGGATGTTGTATTTACTGATCTTGATGTTAGAGAGAATAATGTCTTTAATACACCAGCAATGATTGCAAATGCTGATTTAGAAACAAGTAACATAGGAGCTGGCGTAAAATCAGCTACTATAGAATTAGGTTTGACGACTGGCAATCCAGACGTTTCTCCTTTAATTGATATGCAAAGAGCGTCTATGTTCTTAATTCATAATCATGTTGATATGCAAGACTCAGCTAATGCACCAGTCAATGCACCGCAACATAATACACCAATTAACTTTGTTGATGAAACTGCTGCAATCGGTGGATCACATATTGGTAAGCATATTGTAAGGCCAGTAACTCTTGAAGAAGATGCTATTGGCTTGAAGATATTACTTTCTGCTCATCGTCCATCAACAGCAGATTTTGATGTTTATTATAAAGTTGCTAATGATGGAGAAAACTTTGATGACACTCCATGGATCGAAGTTGCAAAAGAAACAGAACTACCATCAGATGAAAATCCAACTGTGTTTAGAGATTATAGATATTTGGTAGGAGGTCAAAATGGTCTATCAACTTCTTTCTCTCGCTTCGTGATTAAAATTGTAATGAAATCTACTAATTCTGCAAAGCCTCCAATTTTCAGAGACTTAAGAGTAATTGCATTGGCTGTATAATGAGGAAATATATAAAGGTCGAAGGATCACAAACATTAGTTAGAGATATAAACTCGAACGCTATATTAAATACAGATACGGCTACTATTAATGCTGCACGTGAAGCTAAGAGATTAAGGCAATCTCGAAATAACGAAGTGGTTGAGTTACGAAACGAAGTAAGAGAAATGAAAGACTTAATTAACAAACTGATAGAGAAACTGTAATGCCAAGATTTATACAAGTAAGCTTAACTAATCCTATCGGAACTTGGGTGCAAAAGACAAATGCACTTCAAGGATATGTCGGTGATCTTGACGATCTTAATCCGAATATATTGACTCATATTCCAAATGCAGACTCTAGTGTAGTGTCTGTATTGAACTTCCTTGATTCTTCTGTCTCGCAAATGCAAGATAGTGTGAATATGCAATATATGAAACTAGACTCGGGAGACTTTGGTTTAATTCGAGTTGATAGCGCTATAATTAAACACCTACAAGTTGATAGCGGTTACTTTGGGTATTTACAAGCCAATAGTGCAGATATTACTCATCTAAATTTTGATAGTGGTACGGGACACCATCTTAAACTTAGAACACTTATAGTTACCGGAGATTCTACTGGCTTTGACTCTAACATGGCAGTTAGATTGCCGTATGGAGCAATCGATAGTGCCGAAATACACGATAGCTCTATTGCTTCCAGACATTTACAAAACTTAACAACTACTTTGATTTTAGATTCAGCTAGCGTAGTATTGAAAACATTATTCACACCAGGAAGATAGATTATGGCCGTACGTAGCCCTTTATATTATACAGATTCTGGGAATCTGAAAGAATTTAACCTTGTAGAATTGAATGACATCTATGCGGCAGCAAAAAAATCTTTTTTGCAAAGCCCTGCTGTTCAACTTACGGTTCAAGGAAGTGGCGGAAATTTAGGCAACTTATCTGAAACCCATGTTATAGCTTCAGCCGTAACAAATAATAGTAGAAGATTTTCTAATAATAATGGTAGCTTAGGTAATATTTCTACAACTACAGTTAATTATTCTCGTATAGAACAAACTGTTACAAATCCTACACCTGGTCAAGGCGCAAATCCGTTTGACTTGACATTTTTGAAGAATCAGTTAGGTTCGAATTGGCCAGTATATCATAGATTTTCAAATCCAGGTGGTGGTCATAGAGCAGGTGGAGATAGCCAAGATAGTTCAGAGTTTATACCATTTACTGATCAAGATTTCTTAGACACATTTGCTAAACCAGTTTTACAACAAGTTGCTGGTCAAAACATGACTACATTTGAACCACTTTATATAATCCATGATGCATTGACAATTGGCAATCCTCGATATTCAATAGTAAGTAATACACCAGTTTATACTGATAATACTGCCAATATTGCCGCTTTTAATGCAGGAAATTTGCCAGAAGCTCGAACTCAAAATGTTGTAGTTAATAATTACTATTTGTATAAATTAAACACTAATAGATTGGGTCAACAATTTGTATTTGATTCAAGTGGACAAGCTAGTCCTACTGGATATAGAGATTCTGCATACAATAGAACAGTTGCAGGAACTGGATTTAAATTGAATGTTGAAAAAATAGCTGGATCTCAATATGCGACTTCTGTTAATACAGCAGGTAGCGGATATGTAGTATCAGATAATTTTATTGTAACAGGTGAAAAATTAGGCGGTAAAAGCCCACAAAATGATTGCGCAGTTTATGTTGATGCTATTGATTCTTTTGGTGGAGTCACTTCTTTACTCGCAAACCCAACGAAAATGGGTATAGGTAATCAGTATAGACAACCTCTAACTCATACTGCGAATGGTGATTTGCAAACAATGACTAAAACTAATTTCGAAACATTAGTTAATTATGCTATGAAAGCTCTTGCTTTTAATACTCAAGGATTTCAAGTTAGATTCCAATATAACTCTGGTACACAATGTGGTTCATCGATGCTAGATACTCGTTTGACGGGCGCATCACAAGTAAGACGAGATCAACAGTTGCAAGATAACTATAGATCTCAAAGAGTGCCGACTGGAGGAACAGCAACACACGTGAAGACGCACTATTTAGGAGTGAAAATAACATGATCACAGAAAATAATTTATTACAAGCCATTTTTACTAATGATGAAGGAACAAACATTCAGGCCTTTATCGAAGAAGTAGATGGCAGTATTACGAATATCAATATTCTAGTTGATGCTGATCAAGCGTTATTTCAAGAACTAATGACTGTTTGTTCTATTGCTCAGATTGAGACTTGGACTGATAACTATTACGAAAAAATTGGTGAAGAAATTGAAGAATATCAAAGACAGTTAATTGAACAAGGAAAGATTAGTTATGTAAGAGCCACTGGGCCAGAAGATAATGCAAAAATTATGGCAGACATTGGAGCATTTTTACTTACGTATGACCCAACTAATGCTGATCACGTAGAGAAACTATTTAATCTAAAACTGGAAATGTTTGAAATTGATGCTGTAGATTCAGCAAGCGATGTAGATAAAACTTCTCTTAGAGAATCATCAACTCCATTTGAGGCATTAACTATTTACAATTCAATAATTACATAGTATAGTGTAATAGTTTGACATCAGGATTTATTTGATCTAAATAAAAATAAGAACCAGGATATTTACGATTTGCTTGAGCCAGCCATTCTTTGGTTGGCTTTTCTACCATCCGGCCTACCCAAGTATCAGGCACAAATTTTAAGTCAAGTTCTTTCTTAACCATCCATTCTACAAAGTTTTCTTCTCCATTAACTGGTCCTGGTTTTGATCCTAATTCTATCCAAAAGTTTTCATAATATTCTTTATTCGACATAAATTTTTCATAAATGTATTTAGTATCAGATGGATAAAATTTATAAAATCCTCCGTTTAATTCACAATCGCTACTATCTTCCCACCACGATCTCATACTTAAAAATTGTCCTCTTTCAATAGGATAATTTAATATGTCTTCATACTCATTTATAAGATCAATATCAATATCTAAAACTACAATTGGTTCATCGATATCAAGATTAAAAAAATTCAATTTATTCCATTGCAGTTTTAATCCATTTTTTTCTGAATGTATTACGTGTAATCGATCTATTTTTTCTATTAGATTAATTTCATAATCAAATCCATATTTGTCGCCTATACGGCATGTATATACATCTATTGCCATAATTGTTTTACTTCATCATATATTTTAATTGCATCATGCAATTCGAGATTTGTGGCATCTCCAGGATCGGTGTTAAATGCACACATAATTTTATCTCTTCTAATAATATGTTTATCTAAATCATTTGGCCATTCACATCCACGATTAAACGAATAATACATTGAAGATGGAACAAAGTCAAATAAATCTAAATGTCTTTGACTAATGAAATTATCTGTGCCACCAGTATAAATGTGATATATTTTCTCTGCATTTTTTAAACAGTCATTCCATATATTTTCAAGTTGATTATCTTTCCACATATAAAATCCACCATTTGTGTATGCGCCATTTCTACGTTTCCAATCTGGTCTAGCCTCGTGATTTCTATTATGCCACCATGATCTACCAACTATTGGTCTATTAAACATATTGATAAGTGGTGTCATATCATTGTGTATAATCATATCAAGATCTAAAGCTATTCTCAATCCATCCAATCCCCAACCATTTGGTTTGAAATAGTTTAGTTTTGGCCTATCCCACAAACGAGGTTTATTATTTAACCAGTTATCTGATGCAAACATCTCGTCTGGCGTTGATTCTGGTAGGTCTCGTAGGAATGGGAGTATAGATATACGCTCATCTATTCCCTGTGCGTCCTGGGTCTGACAATGAAATATAAATTCAAATGGCATATGTTTTTTAACCATATTGAAAAGCCGGTTGACGTATATAGGTCCATATGTTTCACCCCAACGGCTACAAAGCACATGGATCATTGTTTACCTATTAACATGAATCTTTTATTGTCATGATAGTCGTCAAAAGGTATTTCACCTTCATAATCTATTTTTTGAAGGCCAGTTTGGTGTACAAAGTCTTCAAGGCTGTGTACACAGTTTATGTGCGAAGTTTCTTGTAAGAAATTATTACTCTGCAGGGCACACAAACCGTTCAACTTTATATCTTTCATATGCCACATATGTTCGCATGAAGTATTGATAATAATATCAGATTCTATTTCTTCGCAATCAAAACTAACATCAGATTTTTGGGTTGTGACATCATTGCCAAACATAAACCTCGCTATAGCAAGAGCTTCTTCGTCATAATCTATAAGTCTTATTGTTTTAATGTTTGAGTAGTAATTCAATAATAAAGGTACAATAACTGTGCCATACCATGATCCAAGTATTGTAATATTGTTTGCTGTACCAGTAACCATATATAAATGTTCTACTAGCCAAGATTTTGCCATTACTTGGTTTTTGGAAAATGATTTCGCGAAGTCATTTACACGATGAGGATATTCTTCGTTAACATGCATAATCATTGTAGAATAACGCCAGAAAGGTATCGGACATTTAGACATTGTTCTTGTAATATTCAAAACTTTCCTTTCCTAATATTTGGCCGTTTACATTGCATTTTATACATGGATTAAGTGCACGTTTGTTTTTCATTAAATTATTTCTATACACTTTGAATTTTTCTGATTCCCATATTTTATGTATTGGTGTTTCTTGTACATAACCAAATACTTTATATTGTGACCAATCGTTACTACATAAGCCAACAGCTCCATTCCAATTAATAAACATTTTGTAAAAAGGTAAATAGCATGCTCTATTAATACTAAGCTCTTCTGATTTCTGCCAAATGTCAGTACGATTTACTTCGACTTCTTCTGGTAAACCATCATAGTAATGCTTGTATATTCTTTCTACATGACTATACTGAGATAAGAAGGCTTCATATCTTTCACTATCATCTACATCATACATTGATATTTTAATACAGTTGACACCAGCATCAATTAATTGAAATGCAGTTTTTTGAGTTAAAAAATCTCCGTTAGTTATTAGTTTTATCTGTTTTAATTGTACATTATTTGAAAGCAATTGTACATGCTTTTTTAAATTTTTTTGCAATAAAGGTTCACCGAAACCTGCAAAGGTTACAGTGCCTCTATAATCTATATCTTGTAAAGATTTATTAATTGCAATGATTGTATCATCTACCATCATTGCCTTCGTATTTTTAAATCCATGACCACGTGGACAAAATCCGCATGTTCTATTACATATATCAACAGGATTTATTTCAATCGAAGAAAGGGTGTTCTTTGTCAAGAGCATTCTTAGTTACCATATTGCGGTTGATCAATGCCATACGACAATGACCATCAAGTTCTTTTACATGAAAATGACGAGCAAATTTTTCATAATTTTTAATCAACACATAATTGGCATGTGAAGGTATACAGTCATAATTCTTTTCTATATATGCCTTAGTAGCATTCATTCTTTTTACGTGATTCGGTATTTCATCAAGAATCGATATTAGATTGCTTTCTATTCCTGGTAATGACACTTGTGCAGGTCTTAAATTCTGTATTTCGTTAATCAAAACTTCGTGGCCAAACGCATACCCAAACCTTGATCCTGGTAATGCTAAAGACTTACTTAAAGTTTTTAATACTAAAACATTTGGAGAACCATATTTAGCCTTTGGCATTTGCTCACAAAAATCTGCATAAGCTTCATCGATAATTACCAATTTATGTTTAGAAATTAGTTCATCGTAATCTTCTATAATTGTTCCGTTTGTGCCATGAGGATTCGCAATATAACAAACGTCGTTTCCAGTGGGTATTTGGTATAGTCTTCTACACATTTCAACTGGAGCCCATGTATTTGGACCAGATGCAAAGCTAAATCCTTTTTCTTTTATTATAAGCATTATTCTCATGATCAGTTCGCTTAAGCCTAAACCAATAGCAATCTGACGAGCATACAAATCATAATAATCTGATAATATTTTATATGACTTACTTGTGTCTGAATATCGATTTAAATCAAACTCATATGTAGGCAGCGCTGCATCAAAACAAACGTTATTTGATAAATCTATTTTGTGTCCTGTTGGATATTGCGGCTGAGTCCAATCAGGCCTTAATTCCAATGTTTTTGTATCCATGGATCTTCCCCTAATTCATCTTGCTTTTTGTCAAGTAGAATATGTACTGATTCTGGCCTTTGTATAAGTTCATAATCATTTGGAAAACGATGCTCAATAAAAGAATCAATACCTGTAAATATATCCATAATTTTATTTTTGTTTTTAATAAAATACTCCCAAATATGGTGTCTTTTTGTTATTTGGTTCCACATCAAAATAGACGAATTTATGGAACAATATCTTTGTTTATTACCAATTGTGTCCATATCTAATTGTTTTAAATCTATCCAATCAGTATGAATAAATTTAGGCATTTTACCTGGATTCCATAAGTTTGTTATGTCACCAGTAATTACAGTATCAAGGTCAAAGAAACAACCTTCTTCAATAAAAGTCTCATCGAATAAAACCATTTTGGCCCACCATTTCTCTAATCCGAAATCAGGTATTTGTATTGTATGAATATGTGAGGGTAAGGTTTTATCGTCTGTAATGCATGAGAACTTGAAATCTCCATGGTAGTTTTTAGCTATCATGTTTTCAAGCTTGATTACAAATGTAGAGTCGTATCGAGTTCCTACTTTAACGCAATAAAAGTTCATGCCTATCTAACCATAGTTTGGCATGAGGTGTGTTTTTGTATTTATCAAATAAAGGTACCCCATCTGTGTAGTGTATAGCCTTTGCATCATCACATTCGTAATAACCTTCAAGACAATTCCATTCTAAAGGTATTTCACCAATCTCTTCATCCTTCAACCACTTAAACTGATGCAGCCATAATGGATTACAGTCCGCAATAAATGGAGGTCGAAGCAATCTATTAGACGGGTGACCACAGTTCCATAACATTAAAGAAGACCAATTCTTTCTTTTATATGAAGTTTGTTGTTTGCCATCCATTTTTAAATCAGATTTTGGTTCATACTCAGGATGTTTACACACTACAACTGCATATTTAGAATCTGCGTAATGTAATAATTTTCGAACATCATCTAAAAAATAAAAATCACTATCACAAAATAAATGCCATCCATGATATTGCATCATTTCTGGTACTAAAAATCGTGACATCGTAAAGGCTGTTGATCCATCTCTAAAAGGTAAAAACATATTTTGAGTAGGTAATGTATCAACT